AAGTTCAAAACTATACCCGTATGATCCGGGAGAATCCGGAATGGGAGTTTGCCGGTATTTTCGCCGATGAGGGCATTTCCGGCACTTCCGTTCTGCACCGTGAGCACTTTCTCGAAATGATCGAGAAATGCAAAGCGGGAGAGATCGACCTTATCATCACGAAGCAAGTCAGCCGTTTTGCCAGAAATGTGCTTGACAGTCTGAACTACATTTTCATGCTGCGAAAGCTCGACCCGCCTGTGGGCGTGTACTTCGAGACCGAGAAGCTCAACACGCTGGATAAGAGCAGCGATATGGTCATTACCGTATTGAGCCTTGTGGCGCAAAGTGAGTCCGAGCAAAAATCCAACAGTCTGAAATGGTCATTCAAGCGCCGAAGGGCGCAGGGGCTTGGGATCTATCCAAGTTGGGCTCTGCTCGGCTATCGGCTGGATGATGAAAAGAGCTGGGAAATCGTAGAGGATGAAGCGGATATTGTCAGAACCATATACAGTCTCTACCTGGACGGCTATTCATCCACGCAAATTGCGGAATTGCTGACAAAAAGCGGCATTCCCACTGTAAAAGGCCTATCGGTTTGGAGTTCCGGCAGTGTCCTGGGCATCCTCAAAAACGAAAAATACTGTGGGGACGCCTTGTGTCAAAAAACAGTTACGATAGACTTTTTCACGCATAAGAGTGTAAAGAACAACGGCATAGAACCGCAGTATTTCGTTGAGGGGCATCATATCCCCATCATCGAGAAAAACGACTGGCTGTTGGCACAGCAGATCCGTAAAGAACGACGGTATCGGAAACGGCGCAGCACCCACCGGAAGCCACGCATCGTGGTCAAGGGAGTACTGTCCGGCTTCATGATCGTCGACCCATCGTGGGACGAGGAGTATGTGGACAATCTACTTATCTCTGCGACCCAAAAACCAGAACCCGCCCCGGCAGTTGCCGAGGAGGACGAAAACTTTATTGTAATTGAGAAGGAGTAACTACCATGTTTGAAAAATTTTCTGTCATCGACCTTATTAAAACCCGTTCCGCCTCTGTCTGCACTTTCGCAGGCAATATCGTGAAGTTCAATGTGCAGACCGCACAGGAGCTCCACTTCCCGGAGTACATCCAGTTTCTGATTGAGCCGAAGTCGAAGCAGTTCGCTATCCGGGCCTGCAAGGAGGATGCCCCGAATGCCGTGCGCTTCTCCAAGCCGGAGGGCGCGCAGAAAGCGCAGATCAAAATCAGCAACGCCACGGTCGTGGATATGGTCAGAAAACTGATGGACTGGAATGCCGAGGATAATTGGAACGTCCCCGGTATTTACTTTGCCGACGAACAGGGCATCATGTATGCACTGGAATCGGCATACGCACCCAGATCGAAAGGTGGCTGGGCAGCCCGCCGTGAGCGTGAAGCTGCCGCCGCTATCGCAGAGGACATCATAGACAACGAGGAGGTCGATAACTAAGTGAAAGATGCCGGACTGCCCACGCTTTTGGTGTCAGTCCGGCATCGTTTTTGCTTATTCATCCGCACTTTCGCCGCTATGCTCGTTTTCGGAGAGGCTTGGGTCTGCGAGTTTCCGAAACATTTCTTCCATGTTGATGGGATGTAAAGAGGCTGTGACCTCATCCCAATCGATAAGCTCATAGTTGTAAAAATCGAATTTTTCCTTATTTTCTTTATAGTACCCCTTGGCGCACAAACACAGCACCATGCACAGCCTCCGCACATTTACTCGGTAACTGCGGACTTCCGTGCCGTCAGAGCTTGTCATTACACTGCTTTCTTCTCCGCCGTAAATGCGAAACGGTTGCTCTGACTGAATTACCAACGAAAAGCGGTCGATTGGGATGGGATGCTTCCCGTTCTTTTGCAGGTTCGGATTTCCTTCATGGAGCAATGAGCAGCGGAGGCTATATACCACCTCACCGCTTAAGTACGGCATTTCCGGTTCGTCCTCAGTACACTTTGGAGGTTTCTCCGTCACCCCCACAATTTTATCGTACCACTGTATATAGCGCTCTCTGGTACTACGCAAAGATGGATATTCCGCCTTTCCGCAGATGTCCGGCAGTGTGAGCGCCAGGTTCAGCGCTGCAAAATAGAGGTCGTGGTTCAGCGCTTTTTCTATCTCATCTATGATTCGCAGTATCATCGCCTACTGCCTCCGCTCTACAAACCATCGTCCGATGTTGTTTCCTGTAAGGTCTGCGCTGCGCTCGAAAAACAGATAGCTCTGGTGACCGCCGATCCATATCGTATAGCGGTCGCCCTGGCCTCCGGCTTTCAGCGCAGGAGCTTGACGGATATCGGACACACGGTCTATCTCATATTTCTCGCCGTCCTCCCAAGTGATGATCCTGGGGAACATCGTGCCGTCAGCAGTAAAATCTGCTTTGACGGCTACATATACTTTCAGCGGCTTATTCACCGTAGCAGTCTGCATCGTCCGGCACCTCCATATTGGCAAGGAAATTACTCCGCGCCGAGATCGGCGGCTCTATCAGCTTATAGCCCTTCCACTTCAGCACACGGAATTTAAAATCAAGCAGTTCCGCTGGGACACGGAGCATTGCGGCGGCAGAGAAAAAAGTGGTGTCACGGTTGAGTGTTTCAAGGACATCCTGGTCTCTGAGTAAATACTCGGCAGCAAACAGATTGGCGTCCTTCTCCAACAGCGAGCTCTCATCGAATAGGCCAATATCGTGAAATGCGTGAATACCCGAATGGCGGTGCAGCACCGCATGACCCAGCTCATGGGCTACAATGATTTTCTGAACCGCTTCCGGCAGGTCACAGTTGACCGTGATCGTTCGTATCCGCTTGCTCTCTAAGTAAAACCCTTTTATGGCATCCGGGGTGTTTCCGAGAGCCTGACTGAGCAGAAGGATATTCATATCCTCGCAAAGCCGGAACGGATTGCTTTCGTGGTATTTCTTTTGTAGGGCTTCGACTGCGCCGCACACTTCTGCGTATGACACAGGCTCACCTCCTCCTTATGTAAAATGGGTATACTGACCCCATGCTGTAATTATACAATGGTAACTGTCCCATAAAACGGACATTACTTGTTCTTGCGACCAAATTTCACCTTTGCTTCATCCTTGCAGGCGACATACGCCCGCATGACCGCCTCAAAGAACTGGTCTTTCTGTTCCTGGGACAGTTCACCACCTGCGAACAACGCAGCATTGTCTCGGAGGAGCTGGTCGACATCACGGGCTCCGGAAGATCCATACCGTTCGCGGGCTTCTTCAAGATAGCCGTCCTTCTCAATGTCAGCCATTGGGTCGAGGCAGGAATCGTCGGAAAGATACTTTGAGGATATATTCAGCGCTTTTGCGAGCTTCAACATCGTGGAAGCCCTGGCAATTGCGCCACCGGACTCATAGGAAGCAATTGTCCGCTTGGAAACGCCAGTGCTATCAGCAAGTTGCTGTTGGGTCAGACCCGCTTGCTCTCTGGCCACCTTGATCTTGTCCGAGAAAGTCATAGGATACCTTCTTTCGATAAATTTCATCTCGTAACTTCATCAACTTCATCTGAGCTATTGACAAAACTTCATCGACAGGCTATTATGTAGGTGAAGTTTGATGAAGTTACGCATATAATATACTTCACTTTCTTCACCTTGTCAATAGGTTTTGATGAAGTTTTGTTGAAGGAGATGGAATTATGCAGAATCATGCCATTCTCCACAGTGATCTGAATTGCTTTTACGCTTCCGTTGAGACAATGCTCGACCCAAGTCTTAGAGGAAAGGCGGTGGCAGTCTGCGGCTGCACGGAGGACAGACACGGCATTGTGCTTGCCAAGTCTGAACTGGCGAAGAAAGCTGGTGTAAAAACTGGGATGGTCAACTGGGAGGCGAAACAGTGCTGTCGTGACCTCATCATCGTGCCGCCGCAATACGACCAATACCTCAAATACTCAAAGCTGACCCAGGCTATTTACCAGAGGTACACCGATATGGTGGAACCTTTTGGCATGGACGAATGCTGGCTCGATGTGACCGGCAGCCGGTGTGTCTGCGGCGATGCCAGAACGATTGCGGAAAATATTCGGTGCTCTGTAAAGGAGGAGCTCGGTCTGACCGTCAGCATCGGCGTATCCTTTAATAAGGTGTTCGCCAAATTGGGGTCCGATCTAAAAAAGCCGGATGCCATCACAGAGATCTCACCGGAGTCATACAAAGAGAAGGTCTGGCCGCTCCCATGCAGTGATATGATCTATTGCGGTCCCGCCACCACCAAGAAGCTGGCGCAGTACGGCATCCATACGATCGGAGAAGTTGCTGGGTGCGACCCACTGTTTCTGAAAGGGCTTCTGGGGGTGAACGGTCTTGCGCTGTGGACTTATGCCAATGGCAGAGACCATTCCAGAGTCATGCATAAGGATTTTGTTTCCCCGGTCAAATCGGTCGGTCACGGCATTACCTGTGTTTCCGACCTGGAAAACGAAGAAGAGGTATGGAAAGTCATATTCGCTCTTTCGCAGGATATCGGTCACCGACTTCGGCTGCATAACCTCGCCACCCGTACCGTCCAAGTCCATGTCCGAGGCAATGATCTGTTCGGCTCACAGTATCAATGCAAGCTGCCGCTCAAGACTCAGCTTCCCTCGGAGATCGCCGCTGCCGCATTTCGGAGTTTTAAAGAGCGGTATCCCTGGAACACGAAGGTCAGAGCGGTCACCGTCCGTGCCATTGAACTCTCGCCCAAAGACAGTGCGGAGCAACTCACGCTGTTTGATAATGTCCAGCACCGCATGGCAATGGAGAAAGTCCAGGACGCTGTGGAGGAGATCCGTGGTCGCTTTGGCAAGAGCGCCATCACCTACGCCTGCCTCATGGGCGATTTAAAAATGCCCATGGATGGAAGAGATAAAGTCAAAATGCCGGGGTTAATGTACCAATAAGAGATATTTTCCAAATATTTTTCTGCTTTACCTCTTGACAAGTCATTATGTCTTGCGTATAATAGTGTTAGCAAGGTTGCTAACAAGCGTACAAGCATCCGTGCTAATTCGATTCACCGTTGTGATGAGAAGTTGCCCACAAGTATGATAACAGTGCCGCAAACAGGCTGAACGAATCAAGATAGGGCTTATAATGTAAAGTAGAAAAGGTGAACGACATGAACACACAGTACCAGAATTTTGGAGAGTTCCTTCAAAGGAAACGCACAGAGAAACAAATCACGCTCCGCAAAATGGCGGAAATGATAGGGATCACTGCGCCCTATCTGACCGACATTGAGAAGGACCGCCGCAACCCTCCCGAAATGGAGAAGCTGGAGCTGATTTCCCAAATTCTCATGCTGAACGACGAGGATAAGACTACGATGTACGATCTGGCCGGCAAGAAGAGAAACTCTGTTGCCCCAGACCTGCCTGACTATATCATGGAACATGACTATGTGTCCGCTGCGCTTCGCACGGCACGTGACCTTGATGCAAGCGAGGCTGACTGGTTGAAGTTCGTCGAGGAGCTCCGGCAGCGAAAGGGGTAATTTATAAAGATGTACACTCCCTCTCTTCGAGTGAAGAACAACGGCGTACCGATTTTGAGCAAAGCCGAGATCGATGCCATCGGAGAGCGTTTCGTACAGGATTTTCAGCCGGAAGTCCTCACGAACCCCTCTCCCGTGGACATTGAGGGCTTTATTGAATTCTATCTCGGAATGACGCCGGATTATCAATATCTGTCCCATAATGGCGTGTACCTTGGGATGACTGTATTTAACGACACCAATAAGGTGCCGGTTTTTGACCCTGCCACAAATCGGGCGGAGTACATCAGTGCCAAGGCCCGTACCGTCATCATCGACAACCGCCTTCTGGATGAGAGCCAACGGCATCGTTACCGCTTTACGCTCGGACATGAGGGTGGGCATGACATCTTCCATTCCGGCTATTTCTCGTATAACCCCGACCAGGTATCCATTTTTGACGATGAGCTCATCGCCCCCATGATACAGTGCCGGGTCGACAATGGCATGACAAATAAATCGGACACTCGCAAATGGGACGACCATGACTGGATGGAATGGCAGGCCAACCATCTGTCCGCTGCCGTTTTGATGCCGAAGACACCCATCATACAAATGGCAAAGTACCACGGGGACAAGCTGAAATATCCTCCCTCTATGGGGATGTTTATCGCCCAAGTCTCCGCAGTCTTTGATGTTTCCATCCAGGCGGCGACAAACAGGCTCAAAGACCTCGGTTACATCAAAACCAACGATACGACCGATTATTCCTACGCTTCTGCCATCATGGATTTTGCAGGCGTGGTCGGTTCTTGAGCGTCCATATCGAAAACTACAGCGGGTTTTACCGCCCGCTGTGTTTTTTTACAGCAAGCGTTAGCAAGTTTGCTAACAAGGTAACATTAAGGAGGTGGTGCCTATGACTACAGCAAGAAAGGAGGACCCCGATGGTAGCGTACCGAGATTGTAAAGGACATCTCGTCTGCATGGCGGATGCCCAGACAGGGATCGTTGAGATCCAGCACAAAGACCGTGCGGTAAGAATGACCGTGCCTGTGGGCGACAGCTTCACAGTAACACTGCGAGATACCGAAACGGTTATGACGCGAGTCAGCACAAGGGCTTTTCATGTAAAAAGCCGTCCCCGTGCTGCGTAAGCACAAAAGAGAATAACAAGTCCGCAGAGCTGCAAGACGGCCAGGATTTAGCCTCCCCTTTATGGGGCGCGCTATGTCCCGGCCGTCTTTTGTTTTTCCCATAAACCCGAAAAACCTTATATACCCCTTTGGGGCAAGTAGCCCCACCAAATTTAATCTCAAAGCCTTGAGATGCGCATTAGAGGCGGCGGGATACATAGAGAACCGAAAACCCCACCAAGGATTTTTTGAACTCGATGTACCCACCGTGCTTTGCCATGCCTTCTTGTAGGTTCTGTCTGCCGGTGTTGTCCATCGTGACCACCGGCTCTTTTTGTGTCCCGACCGCTCAGTGCCGTCTCAAGCGGAAAGGACACATTATGAAAATCAAATACGCATTCTTGGACGGAACAGTGACGGAGGTCGAGGTTTCTGACGAAATCGGTGCCGTCATCATCGACAGCCGTAAGGCGGAGCACGCGCAGGACGAGCGTCATCGCTACCATTGCTACTCCTACGACGCCATCGACTACGAGGGCGAGGAGTACGGTGCTTGCGACGAATATGCCGTAGAGGATGATTCGGCAGAACAGACCGCTCGTATCCGAGAAGCCTTCTCGCATTTGACCGCCACCCAGCAGCGCCGGCTTCGACTGTACGCAAACGGCAAGACCCTGCGGGAAATCGCTGCCATCGAAGAGGCCAGCTTTCAGTCTGTTTCCGAGTCCATCGAGGCAGGCAGAAAAAAGTTTTTGAAAATTTTCCGCCAGACACCCTGACAAATCCCCGATTTTTCTGGGTACACCGGAAGGCAACAAAATACAAGCCCTCCGGAAAGGACGGTAACCCCGTATGAGACACAACTTGAATATCCGTGTTTCAGACAAGCCCAGAAACGGCGGCGTAGTTGCTTGCAGAACGGTCAGCATCCGCGAGAAACTCTTCACCTTGCTTCTGGGACCCAAGCAGAAGGTCATGGTCGTGGTTCCCGGCAACTCGGTCGAATCCATTGCCATCACCGAAGTTCCGATGGGAGGTGGTGTACATGAGTAAGGTCAAGCTCCTGCTCGATGTGGTCGAGGATCTTCGCTCCCTGGCGGACAGCGTTCAGGCTGTGGCGGATGCCATGCTGCAGAATGAGCCGACTGTCGATGCAGAGCCGAAGACGCCTGCACCTGCTCCCAAAAAGGAACTGACGCTGGAGGAAGTCCGAGCAGTCCTCGGTGAAAAGAGCCGAGCCGGATTCACGACCGAAATCCAGGTGCTCCTTAAAAAGTACGGTGCTCCGAAGCTCTCCGGCATCGACCCCAAGCACTATGAGGCGCTGCTCAAAGATGTGGAGGTGCTGAAGGATGCCACCTAATCGTCACGCAGTCCTCTCGGCATCTTCCTCTCACCGCTGGCTTCACTGCAATCCCTCCGCTCGATTGGAATTAGAGTTTGAGGACAGAGAAACGGAAGCCGCAGCCGAAGGCACCGCCGCTCATGCGCTGGCGGAACACAAGCTCCGCAAGGCACTGAAGATGCGCTCCACCCGCCCGGTCAGCAAGTACGACTCCGACGAAATGGAGATGTACACGGACGGCTACCTGGAATTCGTTCTGGAAGCCATCGAGGAAGCCCGGCAGGACTGCCCGGACCCCAAGGTGCTCATTGAGCAGCGGCTGGACTTCTCCTGCTATGTGCCGGACGGCTTCGGTACCGGCGACTGCCTCATCGTGGCAGACAAGCTCCTCCACATTATCGATCTAAAGTACGGCCAGGGCGTGTTGGTGAATGCCGAGGAAAATCCGCAGATGATGCTGTATGCGCTCGGTGCGCTCCGTATCTTCGATTGTCTCTACGACATCGAGACGGTTTCCATGACCATCTACCAGCCCCGCCGGGAGAATGTCAGCACATGGGTCATTTCCGTTGCCGAGCTTCGGGATTGGGCGGAAAAGACGCTGAAGCCCAAGGCAGAGCTTGCCTTCAAAGGCGAAGGCGAATACTGCCCCGGAAGCTGGTGCCAGTTCTGCAAGGCGGCGGTCAAGTGCCGTGCCAGAGCCAATGCCAAGCTCCAACTTGCAAAATATGAGTTTGCCCAGCCGCCTCTGCTTTCCGATGCGGAGATCGGCGACATTCTCGGCAAGCTGGACGACCTCACCAAATGGGCAAATGAGCTTATGGCCTATGCCCAGGATGCGGCGGTCAACCATGGAAAGCAGTGGCCGGGCTACAAGCTGGTGGAAAGCCGCACCAACCGCAAATACACCGACGAGGATGCCGTTGTCGCCGCCGCTCGTGCGGCTGGGTATACCGACATCTTCAAGAAGTCCCTCATTCCCATCACCGAGATGGAGAAGCTCATGGGCAAAAAGACCTTTGCCGAGGTGCTCGGCGGTCTGGTCGTCAAGCCCAAAGGGAAGCCGACGCTCGTGCCTGCATCCGACCGACGTCCGGCTATTACGACCATGGGTGCAAAACAAGACTTTACCGACTATAAAGGAGAACTGTAATTATGGCTAACAAGATGAATTCGACCAAAGTTGTGACCGGCGTTGTCCGCCTGTCCTACGCAAACGTGTGGGAGCCTGCCTCCATCAACGGCAGCAACCCCAAGTATTCCGTGTCCCTCATTATTCCGAAATCCGATAAGCAGACCCTCGACGCCATCAACGCAGCCGTGGACGCTGCCATCAAGGAAGGCGTCGCCAAGTTCGGCGGGAAGATTCCCAATAAGGCGGCTCTGAAGCTCCCGCTTCGTGACGGCGATACCGAGCGTGACGATGAGGCCTACAAGAACAGTTTCTTCGTGAACGCCAACAGCACTACCGCCCCTCAGATCGTGAACCGCAGCGTTCAGCCGATCCTTGACCGCTCCGAGGTGTATTCCGGCTGCTACGCCAGAGTGTCCGTAAACTTCTACGCCTTCAATTCCAACGGCAACCGCGGCATTGCCTGTGGTCTGGGCAACATTCAGAAGGTTCGTGATGGTGAGCCTCTCGGCGGCAAGTCCTCTGCGGCTGACGATTTCGCCACCGACCTGGACGACGACTTCCTGTCCTGAGAAAGGAGTGCAACACAATGGAACTGATTCAGAACATCCTGGTAACCGCCCTCCTTGGCATCTGGGCCTGCCTCAGCATCGGCTTCTTCGTTTGGTTGGTGCAGGGCATCAGCAATGACCACAAGCGTGAAAAGCGTGAGAAGGAACAGGCTTCCCGTGACCTGGAATACCACGAGAAGCGCATGAAGGAATTGAAGTAACCCCAGACGGCTCTGTGGGTGGCAGAAATTGACCTCTGCCACCCATATTCCGTAGGAAGGAATGCGTATGAAAACACTTAGCATCGATATTGAGACCTTCTCCTCCGAGAACCTCACCAAGTGCGGCGTGTACCGCTATGCCGAAGCCCCGGACTTTGAGGTCTTGCTTTTCGGCTATTCGGCGGACGGCGCACCGGTGCAGGTCGTTGATCTGACTGCCGGAGAAACGCTTCCTGCCGCTGTCTGCTCTGCGCTGACCGACCCTACCGTGACCAAATGGGCATTCAACGCACAGTTCGAGCGTGTGTGTCTGTCCCGCTATCTTGGATACCCAACCGGACAATATCTCGACCCGTCCTCCTGGCACTGCACGATGGTCTGGGCGGCGACCCTCGGACTGCCGCTTTCGCTGGAAGGCGTCGGTGCCGTGCTGGGTCTGGAAAAGCAGAAGCTCAAAGAAGGCAAAGACCTCATCCGGTATTTCTGCACTCCGGCAAAAGCAAGAGACGGTTCGCCCATTCGACATTATCCGACAGATGCGCTGGAGAAATGGTCGCTGTTCAAAGCCTACAACCTTCGAGATGTGGAAACGGAAATGTCCATTCAGCAGAAGCTCTCCAAGTTCCCGGTCACGGAATCCGAGTGGCGCAACTACACCCTCGATCAGCAGATCAACGACCGGGGCATCATGCTCGACCGCACCCTCGTCACCCAGGCGATTCGCTGCGATGAACGCTTCAAGCGGACGCACATGGAGCAGGCCCGCTCGGTGACCGGCTTGGATAACCCCAACAGTCCGGTGCAGCTCAAGGCGTGGCTTGCCGAAAAAGGCGTGGAGGCAGATTCACTCTCCAAAGCCGCCGTGGCGGATATGCTCGAAAAAGCGGACGGTGAAGTGGAGCTGGCGCTCTCCCTGCGGCAGGAGCTTGCCAAGAGCAGCGTCAAGAAATACACGGCCATGCAGACCGTGGTGGGTTCGGATGACCGGGCCAGAGGACTCATTCAGTTTTATGGTGCTAACCGCACCGGACGCTATGCCGGTCGGCTCATCCAGGTGCAGAACCTGCCGCAGAACCATCTGCCGGATCTGGACACCGCACGGGCACTGGTCCGCAGCGGCAATACGGACGCCGTGGAAATGCTCTATGACTCCGTACCGCTGGTACTGTCCGAGCTTATCCGCACCGCCTTTGTGCCAAAACCCGGCTGCCGTTTTTATGTGGCAGACTTCTCTGCCATCGAGGCGAGGGTCATCGCATGGATCGCCGGG